CGCAAGAATTTTTGCTCAGCTTGTATGGAGTTTGTAGATGCTTGCCGAAATTGCCGCCGCCAATGCGGCCTTTGCAGTAATAAAAGGTGCGCTGGCCAACGGCAAAGAGCTACACCAGCTCGGCTCTCGGGTATTTGATTACTTCGACAACAAAGCCAAGATTCAGGAAAAAGCCAATAAAAAGGGTGGCGGCTCTGACCTCGAAGAGTTCATGGCGCTGGAGCAGTTGAATGCCCAAGAGGTTGAGCTGCGTGAACGCATGGTCTACGCGGGCCGTCCGGGCATGTGGGCTGACTGGCAGAAGTTCCAAGCTGCCGCTGCTCGCAGGCGCAGGGAAGCCAAAGAGGCCGAAATCAAGGCCATCAAGGTTCGCAAGGCCAAGATGGACCAACTCATCGAGTATTTGGTGCTTGGCGTGGCCTCACTCATTCTTGCCGGTCTGCTTATTTACGGCATCATCATTTACATGCTGTACATCAAAAAATGAGCGACGAGAAGCTGAACGCAAACACAACCCTAGACAAAGTGCTCGGGTATGTGGACTCGCCGTTCAAGCTGTTCGCCATCCTCATCATGGGTGTGGTTGCCTTCGCCGGTTACTTCCTGTGGCAGAACCAAGAGTTCATGCGCGACGCCTACAAGGAGTCCAAGAAGCTGCCGGAGATCAACACCAGTCGGACGGATGATGCCAGCGCAATGCTTCTGAAGAAGACGGGCGCAACGGTGGTTGCCGTGTTCAAGGTGAACCCTCTGTTCAACAGCCGGGTGCTGTACAAGGCGTACACGAAGGACGGCAGAGACAAAAGCATTGAGGATATTGACGTGGGTCTGTTCAGCCAGAACTCCTCCAACAATGCAGATGTGGTCAAGTTGATGACCAACGACATCCCCTGTGGGGAGTACCGGTACGCGCAGTCCGAGGTGGGCCTGTGGTATCTGGACAAAGGGGTCGCGTTTACCTGCCGGGTGAGCGTTCCGCCAGACAGCCACAGGTTTGTCGGGCAGATCACGGTGGGCTGGGTGGAGCCACCAAAAGACATCGAGCAAGTAAAATTCATGCTGGAAATTGCCAGCGCCATGTTAACCAAAAGGGGTCACTGATGCTTTCATTGTTTTCAACCCTCGGGGGTCTGCTGATCTCCGGCCTTCCCAAGCTGTTGGAGTTCTTTCAGAATAAGGCCGACCAAGCGCACGAACTAAAGCTGGCCGCGCTGCAGAACGAGCGTGAGCTGGCCATGGCCGCGCAGGGATACGCTGCCCAACTGAAGATCGAAGAGGTCCGCACCGATCAGGTCCAGATGGAGACCGATGCCCGGATGACTGAGGCGGCTCTTGCTCACGACGAGAAGGTACTGGAGAAGGCCAGCAAGTGGGTTGCCAACTACGTGGGCACTGTGCGCCCCACGGTGACCTACATCTTCGTGCTGGAGCTGGTTTTGATCAATGCCTTCATGGCTTGGTATCTGTGGAACCACCCCGGCCTGATCACCAGTATTGATGACGTCATCAAGTACGCCGACCTGATTTTCAGCGCTGACGAAATGGCAATGCTTGGTGGCATCATCGGTTTCTGGTTTGGCTCTCGCGGCTGGAGCAAAAAGTGAAACTGAGCAGGGCAGGCGAAGACCTGATGCACCGGTTCGAGGGCAAACGCTCTCGGCCCTACCTTTGCCCAGCGCACATCTGGACGATTGGCTACGGCCACGTTCTGTACCAAGAGCAGATCAGGCTCCCCGTGATGCGTGTCGAAGGCAAGCCAACTCCCATGATCCGCAAGGAAATGCCACTGAAACCGGAGGACAACCGTGTCTGGACAAAAGAAGAGATTGACGAACTATTCCGAGTTGATGTCGGAACTTTTGAACGGGGTGTTCTTCGTCTTGTTCCCGGCGTTGTTGGCAGGCAAGGCGCTTTTGACGCTCTTGTCTCTATTTCCTTTAACTTCGGGCTAGGCAACCTGCAGCGCAGCACCATCCGCATGAAGGCCAACCGGGGTGATTGGGACGGCGCAGCCGATGCGTTCCGGGCTTGGACCAAGGGCGGCGGCAAGGTTCTCCCCGGGCTGGTCAAGCGCCGAGAAGCCGAGATTGCGCTGTTCCTGAGTTAAGTGCGAAAATGCCGCAAAGCCGAGGTAAACGATGCCACTTCAGAAAATACTGTTCAAGCCCGGGGTCAACCGGGAAAACACACGGTACACCACCGAAGGGGGTTGGTACGAGTGCGACAAGGTGCGCTTTCGCCAAGGCAACCCTGAGAAGATTGGTGGCTGGACACGCTTCAGCTCGTTCACGTTCTTGGGCGTTTGCCGGTCGCTGTGGAACTGGATCACCCTTGGCGGGGCCAACCTGCTGGGCGTAGGCACGAACCTGAAGTTTTACATCAACCTTGGCGGGCAATATTACGACATCACGCCAATCCGCGCATCCAGCACCATCAACAACAACCCGTTTGTGGCCACGCTGGGCTCCAGCGTCATCACCGTCACGGACACCGCGCACGGCTGCCTCACCGGGGATTTTGTGACCTTCAGCGGGGCAGCAGGCCTTGGCGGCAACATCACAGCGGGCGTGCTGAATGCGGAGCACCAAGTCACCGTCCTGAGCGCAAACAGCTACACCATCACAGTTTCTGCGGTGGCCAACGCCACTGACGTGTCAGGTTCTCCCGGCGGCGGGGCAGCGGTCGTTGCTGCGTACCAACTTAACACGGGCCCCGATATTCAAATCCCGCTTGTTGGGTGGGGCGCAGGTGGTTGGGGTGCTGGCCCGTGGGGGACAGGAGCGGCAGACCCGATCCCCTTGCAGTTGTGGAACCAGTTTAATTTTGGCGAGAACCTGATCTTCGGGCCACGCGGCGGGGGCATTTACTACTGGACCGCTGCATCGGGGGTGACTTCCCGTGGAGTCAACCTGACCGTGTCGGGTGACGCAGACACGCCCCTGTTCCAGAACAAAATCATCGTATCGGACGCATCTCGTTTTGTGCTGGTCTTCGGCACCAACGACTACGGCGCGTCGACGATCGACCCCATGCTGATCCGCTGGTCAGAGCAGGAAGACCCTTTTACGTGGGCTCCGGCCGTCACCAACCAAGCGGGCAGCATCCGGCTGTCACACGGCTCTGAAATTGTCACGGCCATCCAGACCCGGCAGGAAATTGTCACGTTCACCGATCAGGCGCTGTACTCGCTGCAGTACCTTGGGCCACCCTATGTCTGGGGCACGCAGTTGCTTGCGGACAACATCTCCATCGCGGGCCCCAACGCCGTGGCGCTGGCTTCGGGTGTGGTGTACTGGATGGGCGTGGACAAGTTCTACGCGTACGACGGCCGAGTACAGACGCTCAACTGTGACCTGCGCCGCTACGTGTTCAGTGACTTCAACCAAGATCAAGCCGTGCAGGTGTTTGCTGGCACCAACGAGGGTTTTAACGAGGTCTGGTGGTTCTACTGCTCGGCGGGCTCCACCGTGGTGGACAAGTACGTCATCTACAACTACCTCGAAAAAATCTGGTACTACGGCACCATGGGCCGCACCGCGTGGCTGGACACCGGCTTGCAGCCGTACCCGATTGCCGCAACTTACATCAACAACATCGTCAACCATGAAGACGGCGTGGACGACAACTCCACAGCGATGCCCGCCCCCATTGTGTCGAACATCTCGTCTTCGGAGTTTGACATTGGCGACGGCCACAACTTCGGGTTTGTCTGGCGCGTGCTCCCGGACTTGACGTTTGGCGGCTCCGCATCCTCCCCCGCCCCGCAGGTCACAATGACTCTGCAAGGGCTCACAAACTCAGGCTCTGGGGTCACCGCTTCGGCCGGGCAGGCTGTGGTCAAGGGCAGCACGTACGTGATCACCGAGGAGTTCACCGGGCAGATTTACACCCGGGTGCGCGGTCGGCAGCTGATTTTCAAGCTGGACTCCAGCCAAGTTGGCACCACGTGGCAGCTCGGTGCACCACGTATGGACATTCGCCCTGACGGTAGGAGATAACCTGTGGCTCAATCTAATACGACCTCTCCCAACCTTCCGCTGGCCCCAGAGGAATACAATCGTCAATACATGGACAGGCTCACCAACGTGATGCGCTTGTTCTTCAACCAGCTCGTTTCTCCGGGTCCGATGGCAGGAGCCACGCAGCGCAACGGCACGGAAATCATCTCGGGGTTGAGCTTTTCGCAACCCGATCCGACGACTCCCGGGGCGTTCATTGCCAGCTTGCCTACCGATGCGGACTACGCTAACCTCCGTGTGGGGTCTGTCTACTACGACAGCGCCACAACAGTACTGA